GGTGGAGTACCTCTGCGCGTACGAACCAAAATACCACGCACCCCCCAAGACCTATGGTCCCGATCCTTGGTGGGTGAAGTACCTCGCGGAGAAACGCCGCAGGCAGCAGGGGTCCGAAGACAACTGCATAGTTCTCGGGCCAATGGGGAGTAGACGAAGATGAGCGATTATGTAATGCCGACCGCGGAACTGGGCGACTGGGTGTTCTTCCGTGCCCATGAGGGCGCCGATCCCGTTCCGGCCCTGGTGACCAAGGCCAGCCAGCGTACCCTGACCCTGTGGGCCCTGGCCCCCGGGTACGGCGGGACCGAGAAGCAGTCAGTCCACCATGTCACTGATCCCGGGGTGAATGAGTTCCCGGCCTGGAAGGACTACGGATTCTGGGAACACAAGCCCCAGAAGAACGCCATTCTGTCCGAGAAAGTGGCGCTTCTGGAGCGGAAAGTCGCGGAGTTGGAAGCCCGAAAACCCAAGTGAGGCACTTACCTAATAGGAGCCTTTCATGGAAAAACCCCTGCGTCCGATAGTCGCCCGCTGGCTTGAGTGCATTAAGCAAGCCACCGCCCATAAGCGTCCATTCACAGAGGACGGGGACGAGGCGATGAACTTCTTTGCGGGCGACCCGGACTTCATGTGGAAGGACGGCTACGCCCGCGGGGAGAGGGGCTACAACAAGGGCATGACGCCCCCGGCGTTTCGCATGCAGGTCAACCGTGTGTGGGAGGCCGTCCGCCTCTTTACCGCGGTGATCCACCACCGGAACCCCAACCGCGCCGTGACCCCCAAGGAGTACCCGATCATCGGGGCAGCACTCCTGGGCATCCAGCCCCAGCCGCCCGTTCCGGCCATGGGGCCTGACGGCCAGCCCATCATCGGTCCCGATGGCCAGCCGGTGATGATGCCGGACCCCGGCATGCAGATGTACCAGCAGGGCCTGCAAAACCAGCAGATGATGCTGGAGCGCCGGAAGCTGGTGTCACGCCTCTTGGAAGACTACCTCAACTACACCCCCAACGAGCTAGACCTGAAAAAGCATTCTCGGAAGGTGGTGGAGGAAGCGTTCATTAAGGGGGCTGGGGTGTGGTGGCATGAGCTTTATTCTCCACCAGGATCCCAGCTGAAGATGGCCGGCAGTTTCTACGACACCATCGACAACTTGGTCTGGGATCCCGATGCCGATGAGTTTGAGGACATCCGCTGGGCGGCACGCAAGCGGGTCCAGCCGTTGGACGAGGTGGCTGAGAAGTTCGGCCTGTCCCGCGAGGATCTCAAGGGGCACATCGAAAGCTACTCGTCCCGGGGCGACAACAACGAGCGGGGCTTTGAATACAAGAAGAAGATGGGGAAGACGAACGACCTCATCGTCTACTGGGAAATCTATTCCAAGACCGGGTTCGGTGATCGGCTAAAGAACGCCGACCAAGACCTCCGCGGCAAGTTCGACGCCTTTGGACCCAACTGCTACATCGTTGTGGCGGAAGGTGTTGATTACCCGTTGAACATGCCGGAAGCCATGCTGCAGGAAGAAGTGGACGAGACGGGCGTGCCGCAGTCCATGTTCATGGCGGCGCAATGGCCGATCCCCTTCTGGGCAGAGCCGGGCGGCTGGCCGTTCACCACTCTCGTCTGGCACGGCAAGCCAGGCTACAGCTGGCCCATCTCCATCATCCGCCCCGGCATCGGTGAGCTTCGGTTCATCAACTGGGCAATGAGCTTCCTCGCCACGCGCATCGCCACCAGCGCGCAGGTGCTGATTGGTGTGGCGAAGTCAGCCGACCCAGACCTGAAAGCCAAGATCCTGGAGAAGGACGAGGGCGGCTTTAAGATCGTAGAAATCTCCGAAGCCATCGGCCGGTCAGTCAACGACGTGATCTCGGTATTCCAGATGCCGGGCGTGACATCGGACATGTACCAGATCATCTCAGAGGTCACGGCGCTTTTCGACCGGCGCGTTGGTTTGACAGAACTCATTTACGGCATGACCAGAAATCAGTTCCGGTCAGCTGCAGAAGCACAGGTGAAGGCGGAGCAAATTTCGGTCAGGCCGGACGATTACGCAAATATTCTGGAAGACGCCCTGTCGCTGGTCGCCCGCAAGGAAGCATTGCTCGCGCGGTGGTTGATTGGCCCGCAGGACGTTGCGCCACTCCTTGGCCCTATGGCCGCGCAGGCGTGGCAGATGCACGTTCAGGGCGAAGACCCCGATTCGATTGTTCGCGAGTATTCGTACCGCGTTGAGGCAGGTTCGGTGAAGAAGCCCAACAACGCCACGCGAGTGGAGAACATCACAAACGCCATGCAGATCCTGGCGCCGATTAGCCAGGGCTTGCTGCAAGCCGGACGGCCGGAACTGTTCAACGCCCTCTTGGAAGACTGGGGCAAGGCGATGAACGTGGACGTATCGCGCTACATGGTTCCGCCTCCCCCTCCTCCGCCCCCACCTCCCGAAGGACCGCCCAATGGAAATCCCAGCTGACGTGAAGCGCGCTGGCGCTGACGCTATCGCCGCCTACAAGCGAGCCCTCCCGTATGGCGAGAGGTGGGCTGCAATGGTCGCCACGCAGACTCCCCCAGGAACATCCGGCACCGACCGGGCGTTCATGGAGCGCCGCATGAACAACCAGCAGTTGGATGACATGCCTCTTCGGCAGGCCAAGTACGTGGCGGCAGAAACCAAGAAGGCCGGCATCAACATCTCGGGCAAGCATTATGTCGGCGGCATAGCCGATGCGCGGGCGTGGAGAGATCCTGAAGCATGGGTGTCCAACAACGATGACATCCTGAAGGTCGCACACAAGCGCCGCCTGGCCGTGTCGGGCACGGTGAACTACGACCCGGGCCCGGATGCCCCGAAGCGCAAGCTGATCAGCGAGAAGATTGTGCGTGAGGAGGTGGCCAAGGCCAGGAAACTGAATCCTTCCGCAAAAACGGCAGACCTGCGCGAGCAAGTCATTTCCAAGCATGCGTACCGTGCCAAAGGGAGGAACGTGTGAGCTACAAGCTCGTCCAGTTCCGGCGTGGCACCGCCGCAGAGTGGGCGGCTACGAACCCGATCCTAGAAGCCGGGGAGATTGGCTATGAGCGTGACGTGCCGTCTGGCACGGATCCATCGGTGGATACGTTCAGCTACTCCGACCCGGCATTTGGTTCTGGTGCGATCAAGATCGGAGACGGCGTGACGCGGTGGAGCAACCTGCCGTACCTGCTCAACTCCTTGCGTTTCTCTCTCCCGTCCTCAAGCGACGTGGAGATGACAGACATCAGAACCGGAGATGTGCTGCGCTGGTCTGACGGCAAGTGGCGGAATTATTCGGAGAATCAAGTTGTAGACGGGGGTAATTTTTAATGGCTACGTTACGTGTCAAAAGGCGAGCGAGTGGCGGTGGAGCAGGCGCCCCCAGCAGTCTGGCCAACGCAGAGTTGGCCTACAATGAGCAGACGAACATCCTGTACTACGGGACTGGGACGGGCGGGGCTGGCGGGCTAGCCACCAGTATTATCGCGATAGCGGGATCGGGGGCATATGCCACCACCAGCTACGTGGACAGTTCAATCTCGTCCGGTGTAGCTTCTGCTGTCGCATCGCAGCTGGCTAACTACGCCCTGCTGTCCGGTGCGTCGTTCAGTGGCAACGTGACGGTTGGCGGCAACCTGACGGTCAATGGGACTACAACGACGATCTCGTCCACAACCATCTCGGTGGCCGACAAGAACATTGAGTTGGCCACGGGGAGTACGACCGATGCCGCGGCTGACGGTGGCGGCATCACGCTTCACGGCGCTAGCGACTACACGCTGACGTGGGTGTCTGCGACCTCGTCTTGGACGAGCAGCGAGAACTTCAACATTGCGCTCAACAAAACCTACCGGATTGCCGGAACTTCTGTGCTGTCCGCCACCTCTCTTGGCTCTGGTGTTGTTGGCTCCAGTCTGACGAGCGTGGGCACTATTGGCACAGGCGTCTGGCAGGGCACAGCGGTCGCAGTCGGCTATGGCGGCACGGGGCTCACTTCCGCCGTATCGGGACTTCTCAAAGGCAACGGCTCAGCGTATTCCGCCGCGGTGGCCGGCACGGACTTCCTGGCCCCTAGCTCCGATATCGATGGAGGTTCGTTCTAGTTGGCTACCGTCCGCATCCTCAGATCCACCACCGCAGGAAACACGCCGACCTCGCTCGTCTCGGGCCAGCTGGCCATTAACGAAGCGGACGGGAAGCTGTTCTACAGAGCCAGCAATGGCACAGTGACGCTGCTGTCTACCGGCGGCGGAGGTGGAAGCGGGTCTGTTGATGTCTATGAGTTCGCCACGCCGGCCAGCTTTCCGGCCACCGGGCAATCAGCGGTCATCTATGTGGCCACAGACACCGGGCGCACGTACCGTTGGGTAGGGAGCCAGTACGCGGAAGTTGGCCCCAGTGGCGGCATCGCGCCCCTCACATCCGCATCTGACGTTCTTACTGGAACCTTAAGCGATGCCCGGCTGTCGGCCAATGTGGTTCTGACGGGCGACTCTCGGCTGTCTGATTCCAGGGAGTGGTCTGCGGCAACTGTCTCGCAGTCGGCCGCTGAAGCCGGCACGGCTACTGGCCGCGTGGCGTGGACGGTGCTGCGTGTCTGGCAGGCGATTGCGGCATGGTGGGCGGCAAGTGCAGACAAGACCAAGCTGGATGGCATAGCGAGCAACGCCACTGCAAACGCCACCGACGCTCAGCTGCGTGATCGGTCCACGCACACCGGCACCCAGGCGGCCACCACTATCACCGGCCTGGCTACGGTCGCCACCTCTGGGGCGTATACAGACCTATCCGGCCGACCCACGTCCATGTCTCCCACGGCTCACGCCGCCAGCCATGCCTCTGCCGGCTCCGATGTACTCACGCTAACTGCCGCTCAGATTTCAGACTTTTCGTCCGCCGCAGCCGCAGCAGCGCCTGCGACCACCAACGCAAGTTTGCTGACATCGGGCACCCTTGCCGATGCGCGTCTTACGGCCAATGTGGTTCTGGCAGGTGACTCGCGTCTTTCGGACGCCCGCACGCCTACCGCCCACACGCACCTGCTGTCTGACCTGACGCAGTCCGGCGCTACGACTGGTCAGGTTGCCACATGGAACGGCACCAGCTGGGCCGCTTCGGCCCCTGTCGGAGGCGTGAGCGACGGCAGCAAGGGCGACATTACCGTGTCCGGTTCTGGCGCAACGTGGTCTATCAACGCCAACGCCGTTGTCACTGCTGACATTGCTGATGGAGCGGTGACTGACGCAAAGGTCGCGTCTGTTGCGGCGGCGAAAATCACTGGACTTTCAGCCGCAACGCCATCTGCCTACGGGCGAATTCTCCTTTTTGGGTGACATGATATGGCCGCACCGAATCTTGCGTCTCCAACAACCATCACTGGCAAGACTGTTTACGTCACGCCGAGCGCCACAACTGAGACAACGCTGCTGACCAATGCCGCCAGCAGCAACAGGGCGTTGCGGCTCACGGCGCTTCTGCTGACGAACGTCAACGGAACCAACACCGTTGATGCCACGGTGCGGTTGTACAACGCAGCCAGTGCAGGCACAGCTTTTCAGATCGCCCGCACCATGACCGTACCCGCAGGCGCTGCCATCGTTGTGTTGGGCCGCGACTCGTCGCTGTGGCTGGAAGAGGACCGGCGCATCACTGTCCAAGCGTCGGCCGCGAACGACCTTACTGTGTTCTGCTCATACGAAGAGGTCGCGTAATGCCCGCGAGCAGAACAGGAGGAGTAATTGGCAAGCGAGTTGTGCCAACAACGCTCGCCGCGCCGGGCGTGTGGCAACTGGGCGAAGTGGAGTCTGCAAGGCGCGCGGGCATATGGCCCGGACTGGATTCGCTTTTTAGCAGTGTGGTTTTGCTGCTCCACCTAGACGGAAATCTCAACGACAGCAGCAGCGCCCCAAAAGCATTTACGGCCATTGGCAACGCTCAGACAAGCACGCTACAGACAAAATTTGGCTCTGGATCGCTTTTGCTGGACGGAAACGCTGACAGAATTGATGCCGCGTCTGACGCTGCGTGGTCAATGGGCACCGGCGATTTTACGGTTGAGATGTTTGTGCGTTTTGCGTCTGCGCCGACCGTGCAGCATACGTTTATTAATGTCGCGGCAAGCGGCGGATTCTCGCTTTACATCAATGGTTCTTCCGGCTCGTTTTTTGGCACACCTGCCAATACTCTCGTTCTGAGCAATCGCTCGTCAAATCAACTCACGGCGGCGTGGGCACCGTCTGCTAACGTGTGGTATCACCTCGCCGTCACGCGATCCGGCGGATCAATTCGGGCATTTGTCGATGGCACTCAGATTGGTTCAACGGTCACTGGCAACTCTACCAACTACGCGCAGGGTGCGCTGAATATCGGCGGCTCCTCGCAGGATGGCGCGGCGTGGAGCGTCAATGGAAACATTGACGAGGTGCGAATTACAAAGGGCGCTGGCACCGCTCGCTATATCTCAAACTTTACGCCACCCACCACCCAATTCCCGACCTCCCTATGATCTACCGCAACACTTTGACCGGCCGCATCGAACCACTCCCGTGGCGGGTTCGCCTGCCTGACGGCAGCACGCGAACCAACCCAGAGCAGTGGGAAAATGACCCAGAAGCCCTGGCGGCGTCTGGATTCGTCGTTACGGAGCGGACGCCAGAGGATGACCTAGAGCTACCGCAGCCCACCCCTGCGACCGTGTCGGCTCGCCAGATACGACTCTGGCTCATTCGCCAGGGCGTCTCAATGGCGGCAGTCGATGCGGCCATTGAAGCGATCCCTGACCAGCTAGAGCGAGACTCTGTGCGAGTTGAGTGGGACTTTGCGCCTTACGTGGAGCGCTCGCACCCGATGCTCATGCCCTTGGCCTCTGCGCTGGGCCTGTCAGAAGAACAGGTAGACCAAGCCTTCCAGCAGGCCGCTGTGCTGTAAGGCGACAATAGCTCTATAGAACCATGCCACTTTCATTTCCCTCCAGTCCGACTGTCGGTCAAACATACTCCCAGAACGGCCGTCAATACACATGGGACGGGTCCGCGTGGGGTTTTTCCGACAACATCACCACGCATACCCATGCCGCCAGCGACATTGTCAGCGGCACAGTCGCTACGGCGAGACTTGGCAGCGGCACGGCTAACAGCACAACATTTCTTCGCGGCGACGGCTCGTGGGCTACGCCTGCTGGCGGCGGCTCTGGCAGCGTGACGCTACCTGGGTTTGGCGATCCGGCCTATGCCCAAGTCTCGCTGCTGCTGCACGGCGATGGAAACATAACTGACTCTGGGCCAGCGGCTCGCGCCGGCACGGCCACAAACGTCGCCACCAACGGCGCGGCGAAGTTCGGCTCGGCCTCGCTTGTGTTTGACGGCACGTCGCGGCTGGTCTACGCAAACAATGCGGCGTGGAACTTCCCCGCAGACTTTACGGTAGAGGCGTGGATATATCTCACCGCTGCAATCGGCAGCGGGGCGCACGCTGAGTACGCACTTGCAGCGCAGTGGACGGGCGGCGGCGGGCTGTGCTGGCTCTGGTACTTAAAAAGCAACGGGTACACGATCGTCATTGGCAATGGCAGCCCCGTTGTTGGATTCGATGCCACCGGAGTTTCGCTCACCACGAACCAGTGGCATCACGTTGCGATTGTGAGATCGTCGGGAGTTATTAGCTCTTATCTCAACGGAAGCCGGTTTGGAACTTATTCTTCAAGCCTTGATTTATCAGGCAACGGGGTGTTGACGATTGGCGATCAAGCCGACTCCGCTGTCCGGCCATTCTTCGGCCGCATTGACGAGTTCAGAATTACCAAGGGAGCGCGATATACGGGCGAATCGTACACGGTGCCGACTGCTGCATTTGCGGATTCCGCAGACCTTACGGTGCCGATCACCGGCTCTGGCGGTGGTTCTTCGACTCCATCGGCGGCTGACAATCTCTATCTCTGGGCCAACTTTCGATAAGGAAACATCATGGCAACAGCACCACAGTTTGCAGTCACTCCACGCATCGGTGCCGTCAGCATCGCCACGGCGGAATCTAGCTACACCGCACCGACGAACGTAGGCACGCTGATCACTGGTGCCGCGACCGGGACGAGGGTTGCGGAGATTGTTGTGAAGATGGCGGCGACATCTGCGGCGGCTATCGTCCGCGTGTTTCTCTATGACGGCACAACGTACTGGCACTTCGATGAGATCACCGTGGCGGCTGCGACAGGCTCTAGCACTGTGCAGCAGACCCGCGTCAGCACCACCTACAACAACCTCATCCTGCCGTCCGCGTCTTGGTCTATCCGCGTGACGACCAGCGTGGCACAGACCACGCACGTTACGGCTCTCGGAGCAGACCTGTGAATCCCGGCATCTACGGTTTAGGTGGGCAGATTGTCACGCCGGTGCAGGGGCCGTTTAGTGGCAGTGCCGATGCGAGGAAGTTGTTGGCCGTGCAGGCACTCATCGTCGCGGGTGGTGGCGGCGCGGCTAGACGCAACGAGAGAGCGGCCGGTGGAGGTGGGGCTGGCGGCGTCGTTGAGCAAAGCATCGGCATCATGATTGGGACGAGCTACCATGTACAGATTGGCGCTGGCGGGGCAGGCGCGACCACCACCACCGTCGGGGGCGCGAACGGCGGACTATCAGTGTTTGGCTCAATCGTTGCGCTCGGTGGCAGCGGTTCAAACACGGGTGGAGCTATCACCGCCACTGGTGCTTCTGGTGCTGGCAATTCCTTCCTTACTCGGATGTCGTCATTGATCTCGCTCCAAGGCAACACCGGAGGTCAGGGCGTCAGTGCTGCAACCTCTTCCGGTGGTGGCGGCGGTGCG